TCTTAAAATTGCCAGCTTCAATCAATGATTGATATTGTTGAATACTCTCAAAATATTTAATAAAAATATCTCTATTTTGGTGATAGAATTTTGCTTTACTTGCATTTTCAATAGTTTTAGCGAGTATAATTTTAATATGAATCATTTAACCTCCGAAAATTGTGATTGTTTACCATTAAATCTAAATTTAATATCACCGCATTCGCCTTCACGATTTTTAGAAACAATTATATCAGCTAAGCCTTTTGCATTGTTATAACATTCAAGCCATTCCGCATAATGCTTTGAGTGTTCAGGAACTTTTTCACGCTCTAAAAAATACTCGTCCCTGTGTGTAAACATAACTATATCGGCATTTTGTTCTATAGCTCCTGAGTCTCTTAAATCGCTTAGGATTGGTCTTTTATTTTCTCTTGCGTCTCCAGCCCGTGATAGTTGCGATAATGCAACAACAACAATATTAAAATCTTTTGCTATCTTCTTTAAGCCTTCCGCAATTCTTGATATTTGTTGCTCTCTAGAAAATTCTTTACTTGAGCTTGCGATAAGTTGTAAATAGTCAATACAAACCATCTTAATATCAGATTTAAGCATTGCTCGTTTAATCTTGCTTCTAATAGCCAAAATAGTTAAACCGTTTTCTTGGTCGATTATTAAATTATAATTTTTCCAAGTGTGGCGGTTATTTTCTAAAGCCATTGAATCGCCTTCGGATATTACCCCAATTTTTAATCGATAGGCACTTACACCAGTTGTTTCATTTAAAAACTTTCTCGCTAAGCTTTTGTCGGAAACTTCCATTGAAAAAAACATAACACCATAATTTAGAGAAACATTTTTAGCAAAGTTAAGACAAAATGTAGTTTTACCGCTTGAAGGTCTTCCCCCGACTATTACTAAATTTCCTAATTCAAAGCCACCAGTAAGAATATCTAATTTTTCAAAGCCAGTGAATACCAATTCTTTTTGGTGAACTGATAAAACATCATCAATAATTTTATCAATCTTTTTAGGCTGTTTAGACATGTTTATTGATATATCAGCTATCTCTCCCTCTAATTTTGTTTTAATAGCATCAAAATCGCTTATTTTTTCGTTTATGATAACATTTAAAATATTCTTTAGCTCTCTTATTTGCCATAATCTTATAATTTCGTTTGAATAAAACTCCATATCACAAATTCCACCAGTAGCGTTCATTAAATCTTTAACAATGCTTGTTTTAATGCTATTGTTTTTTAGAAATGTTGTAATAATTCTAAAATCAACAACTTCACCCGCACCAATTCTTTTAATGATTTCTTCAAATATTAATTTGTAATCATTAAAATAAAAATGCTTAGCTTCTAAATTTGGTGATTTTAACAAATTAAAGTTATTTGCTAGAATATTGCCAATTATAGCTTCTTCTAGCTCTTGATTAAAATTTTCTTGTTCCATATTATTTATTCCTCAAGTGTTGAAATGAACTTAAAAAACTAGGTGTATCATTGTTTGTGAAGTTTTTATTGTAATTATTATTTTTAGGCTCAAATACTCCTTGCCAAGAATTCTTAATAGAATTTTCTAAAGCTATATTTGCATCACCAGTTTTTTTATTTTCAATTTTAGTTAAATCTTTTAGCAATAATTCTTTTGCTTTTTCTGTTAATGGTTTTTTTATCTTTACTCGCATCTCAACAAAAGAATTAAATAAATCTTTATTTATAAAGATTGGTAAATCATTCTTACTATCACTCTTACTATCACTATCACTCTTATTCTTACTATCACTATCGGTATTTTTGGTATCTTTTGGTATACCAATTTTACCAGTGGTATTTTTGGTATTAGGTTTATTCCACCTTTTTGCAATGTTGATTTTATTCCTCTCAACAACATTTTGATATTTTTCTTCGTCTCTTTTAAACTGATTTAAAAAGGGCTCAAAAATGATAGAAATTAAATTATTTGTGGGTAAAATATTTTGAGATTGATAGTTGAAAATTGCTTTAAAAAGTTTCCCAGCTTCTTCGTCAGAAAGTTTATTCAAAACCGAGAGACTATCCTTATGTAAGATAAAAGATTTATTTTGTGTTTGATTTGTCATATTGAGTGTCCTGTATTAATTTGATAAGATTGTCGGCAAAGTCATAGAATCCCTGCTTAATTCTTTCTTCAACAAGCTTTGGCAATTTTAAATCTGCCAAGTCGTCAAGAGTTCTAGCAATTTGTCTATTTTGTTGTCGCTTAATCTCGTTTATCACTGTTTCCTGTGTTGATTGCATTTCTGCTTCCCCTAACGTGGCGGTGAGGTTGCGGGGGGCAAGCCTCACCATAATAATAAACAATCCCCCCGAAATGTTTATGTGCTGGCAAGCATACTTATCTTTGTTCATTATTTCAATTATTAAATGAAGCTCAACTTTCGCTTGCCAATAGTAAACTTGTAAACGGTCTGGTTTAAAACAAGCTTACTATAAGAAAGCGAAGGGGGTTAACTACTCCCCCTTTGCCCAACTTAACTAAAAAACCCTATGAAAAAAGTTTGATTTATTTTTAATCATCACTTTTTTTTTGTCAACTCTTTTATTTTTAACGCAATGTATAATAAACTTATCGCGCTATAAGCCCCGAAAAGTAATTTATTAACAAAATTAAATTGTGTTCCGACTAATAAAATTGAAAACACTAGCAACCAAAGTAAAAATAACGATAATTTCTCATTTTTATTCATTATTCCCTCCGTTTTTTACTAATTGTGAGGAGTACCTAACATGCCTTAAATCCGCACCCTCTAAATCCGCACCCTTTAAATTTGCATCCTCTAAATTCGCACACCATAACCTCGCTTCCCTTAAATCCGAGTCCCTTAAATTCGCTCTACTTAAATCCGCTCCCATTAAATCCGAGTCCCTTAAATTCGCTCCGGTTAAATCCGCTTCCCTTAAATTCGCAAACCTTAAATCCGCTTCCCTTAAATTCGCTTCCCTTAAATCCGCCTCAAATAAATTCGCAAACCTTAAATCCGCTCCACTTAAATTCGCTCCACTTAAATTCGCTCCACTTAAATCCGCCTCAAATAAATCCGCTTCCCTTAAATTCGCTCCACCTAAATTCGCTCCCCTTAAGTTTGCTTCCATTAAGTATGCACCTATCAAGTTTGCTCCATATAAGTTTTTTTTATGTTTTTCCACTAATTCTTTTAAAGTTAATGAATCATCTTCAAAAAGTATTTCTCCTGTGATTTTGTAAATTTTAGCCATTATTCCCTCCGTTTTTTACTAATTCTCCCACAGTTTTACCACAACTATATACTGTTTGCGAGGAGTATCTGGCATAGTTTAAATTTGCACCCCATAAACACGCACCACTTAAATTCGCCTTTTTTAAATTTGCACCCCATAAATCCGCACCCCTTAAACTCGCATCCCTTAAATCTGCATCCCTTAAATCCGCACCCTCTAAATCCGCACCCTCTAAATTTGCAAACCTTAAATCCGCACCCTCTAAATCCGCACCCTCTAAATTTGCCTCGTTTAAATTCGCAAACCTTAAATCCGCAAACCCTAAATCCGCAAACCTTAAATCCGCATATTTTAAATTGCTTTTATTCTTTTCTACGAGCTCCTTTAAGGACAAACTCTCATCTTCAAACATTAATTCTTGTTTTGTGTTATAAATTTTAGTCATTATTCCCCCCAGTTTTGGTTTTGTGTTAAAAATTGACAATCTCTACATTTGCTTTTAAAGCTCATGATTTGATTGTGCGCTTGTTTTAAAGCCAGCTCGTTATTAGCTAACTGGCTTTTTAAATCCTCGATTATACTTTTAGCCTCAAATAATTGAGTTTCTAAAACTATTAGCTCGTTATTATTTGACATGCAGTTATTTTTATATCCTTGCCAGCAATAACTCGCTAAGGCTATAAAAATAACCGTTAAATAAGCTTTTATTATTTTTTTTAAGTTATTGGTCATTTTTTTTCTTATTTGTTCTTGTTTTGATTAAATGCCCGTTATCAGTATTTTTCAAAAGGTTGATTATTTCAGCCCTTGAAATTATTACGCCGTGGTCATGGTTCATTTTAAACACTGTTTTGGCAATTGATTTTTCTTTGATAAAAAAATTGATTATTGTTTTATCGTAAGTTCCGTCATTGTTTTTTTTTATATATTGTGTCATAATTTTTATTTATTTTAATGTTAATAATTCTTTGATTGTTTTTTGAAAATTCACAAAATCGTGATGACTCTGTAAATCTTCAAGTTGTTTGAGGTACAATTCTTTTTGCGTTTCATTAAAAACTTCGTTATCGTTTTTAATTAAGGACTCAACATCCTCATAACTTTTTAAATAAGCCTGCACCTCAAACAATTCTTTATTTATTTTTTTTATTTCTTCTAAAAGGTCTTTTCTTTTATTATTATAAAAATTAAAAAGATAAAGTTTTTCGGATTTATAATTTTTAAAATACATTTACTCCCCCTTATTGTTAAGCAATTCACAAATACAATTCGCAATATCTTCGGCTGTGTTATGGTCCTGCTCGTTATTAGAATTATTTAAGCGCTCTAAATGCCTCGCCACTTCTGGATAAGCAACGCTAATAATATCAATCTTTTCAATGATATTAAGCGGGTGAGCTTCAATATATCTTTCCGATATGTCGGCTATGTCGGCCGTTTCGTTGTAATTTTTTACAATTCCACCCATTATTTCAAATAAACTCATTTTATATCCCCCTTTTAATTTTTAATAAAGTTTGTTCAATTTCGTAAACGCCACCACTTTCTAAGCGGTAAACTAATTCACTTTTTAAATCAGCGTTATCAATTAGATTTTGCCAATATTTAAACATTTTTAAAACGATGTAAAAAAGCTTGACCATGCGTTGATTGTATTCGTGCCTTGCGGTAAATAAATCACACGTGGAAGCGTTAAAGCTCGCTTCTTTTAGCTTTAAATTTACTTTGTTATATGTTTGTAAAATTTTATTTAGTTTTTTCATATGTTTTTTAGTTAAAGTTAAAATAGTTTATTAATAATCAATAAACAGGATAAAAGAATTATAATCAACAAGTAAAGTTTATTTAATATAATAATTTTATTTATTTCTTTATGTTTCTTTTCGCGATATTTTTTATTTGCTAAAACATGTTTTTGCTTTTTAGTTAGTTCTTTCATAATTGCCCCCGTTATTAGTTAGTTAATAATATTTTTGACCCAAAAAATTAGCTTATTTATTGGATTGCTCCTTTTCAGGTTTAAAAAGGTAGTGCAATTTTGAGGTCTTTTTTGAAGTAAATCTTGTTTAATTAAATTTTTCATATTTTTTTTTAGTTAAGTTAATAAAATGGGTTTGGCGTGGT